GGGCGGGGGGGGCGCCACGACCAGCGTGACTGGGAGTTCGCCACCAAGTTCGGCCTGCCCATCGTGGAGGTGGTCAAGGGCGGCGATGTGACCTTTGTCTCCGGCGACCTGCACCCGCTGGAAGACCATTTAGGAGGAGACGCAGATGGATGACTTTTTCCGTTTCGCAACCATGAAGGGCGGCGGTCATCGCTTGGAGCTGACCGGCCCGATTGTAACCAGCAGACCGTGGTGGTCGGAGGATGGAAAGCAGTTCGCTTGCAGTACAGAGTTCGATGCACAGCTCAAGGCGCTGGAAGGCGAAGAACTGACTGTCGTGATTGATTCCAACGGCGGGGATGTGGCGGCGGGAATCGCTATGTATGAAGCGCTGCGAAATCGCAAGGGCGAAACGCACTGCCACATTGTGCGCGCATATTCGGCGGCAACGCTGCCGTTATGCGCCGTTCCGCGCCGAAACAGGATGATCTCGCCGGTTGGGACGATATTGATTCACGACCCGGCGACTTCTGCCAGCGGTACGGCGGACGAACTGGACAAGAGCGTGCGTTTCCTGCGAGCTATCAAAACGGCAGTGCTTGCTGCCTATCATGAAGCAACGGGAAAATCAGAGGCAGAGCTTTCCGAAATGATGACGCGGGAAACGACGATGACGGCAGCGAGCGCTGTCGAGAATGGCTTTGCAGAGAGCATCGCGAACCCCGCAGAGAGCGCCCAGATGAGCCACGAACTCATGCAGGTGTACATGGCAGCATCGCATGAGCAGACGCTGCGCATGGCACAGGCTGCCGCAGAGTCGCAGAAGCGAGACAAAGAGCGGCAGGAGTACCTGCGTTTCTTTGAAGGCATCAAATGATGCGATAGCCGGAAACGGCAGAAAGGAAAAGAAAATGGCTACGATGTTTGAACTTCAGGAGCAGATTGCCGATCTCGACCGGACGATTGCGACGGAGCGCCGGAACGGCATTGACATGGCGAGCGATGCCGGTGCGAAGATGGAGGACATTCGTGCCTGCCAGCAGCGCGTGAGCGACCTCGTGGAGCGCCGTGCGATTCTCCAGAAAGAGTGCGACCGCGTGGCGGCGGAATCTCGTGCGCGTGCTGCCCGTGAAGGCGGTCAGGGCGGCGCAGAAATGACGTTTGAGCAGGCGACAGGCATGTACCTGCGTCATCTGGCGACGGGCGGCAAGAGCGAAATCACCAGCATGGCGTATGAACAGCTGGGCGCGATTCCGGCGGGCAGCGAGGATCAAGGCAATGGCTCTGCGCTTCTGCCGAAGAAGCTTTCTGAACGTCTGCTTCTCCAGCCGCAGAAGGTCAACCCCCTGCGCAGCCGCATGGGCGTGACCAACGTGACGGGGCTGTCCCTGCCGAAGCTGGCATTCACCATTGATGATGATTCGTATGCGGCGAAGGATGGCGAAACTGCGAAGGAATTGAAGGGCGCAGGTGAGACGGTTGATTTCGGCCGCCACAAGATGCACTTGATGTGCAAGGTCTCCACGACGCTCCTGCGTTCCTCTCCGCTGGACATTCAGGGTGCAGTGCTGCGCGGGCTGGACAGCGCCATGACGCTCCGCGAACTGCGCAGCATCTTTGCAACGGCTCCGGCCAGCGGCGAAGAAGGCATGTCCCTCTATGCGAAGAAAAGCTCGAACTACATCATCAAGCAGATGGAAGCGGAATCCATGCTCGGCGCGATCGTGGCGGCTGCCGGCGACCTGGAGGACATTTATCAGGATAACGCTTCGATTGCGATGCGCCGGCAGGATTACTATGCGCTGATGATGGCACTGGCGAACGGGTCGGAAAGCCTCTTCTCTGGAAAGCCTGCGCAGATTCTCGGCTATCCGGTGGACTTCGTGGACAAGGCGACCGTGCCGGTTGTGGGTGATTTCAGCTATCTGCATATCAACTACGACTGCGCGCCGTTCATGGACATGGGAAAGAGCGTGGAAACGGGCGTCACCATCTTCACGGAGGACTGCGTGTATGACATCAAGCGCCTGATGGATGCGGCGTTCCGTCTGGCGACTGTCAAGACGATCGGCACGGGTGGCTAATCATGGCGACGGCGGCAGACCTGCTGCGTGATTATGGCTACTTCACCCCTGAGTCATCGCAGCAGACCTTGATGGACATCTGCCTTCGGGCGGCGAAACAGTATCTCTTTGATGCAGATTTGGTTGAACCGGCAGAAGGCGAAAGCGACCCGCTGTACGATCTTGCTTGCATGATGCTGGCAACGCACTGGTACGATAACCGTGGTGTAATCATCGCGGGCGGCGGGTCGGCGATGCTGATCCCCAAGGGCATCGACGCGATCCTTGCACAGCATCCGAAAACCCGCAAGACGGAGGAGTAGCCGATGCGTCAGACAGGCGATTTGCGCAGCGTGGTGCGGCTTTACCGCCGTGAAGCGAATATCGACACAGGCGACGGGCAAGTGGACTATGGATTCCTGTGGCAGAGCTATGCAGAGGTCTACCATCTTAGCGACAAAGCACTGGCAGCAGGCGGCGCTGAATATTCCTCCGGGGTGCTCAGCGTCATCCTACGAACGCCGCTGCAATGCCGCCTTCTGCCGGGTCTGCGTGTGGTGTATGATGGCGGGGCATATGAGGTAACAGAAGTGCTGCCGGATACGCCTCGGCGCGGATTCTCAAAGCTGCGCTGTGTACTGACGGAAATGGTGGGGAGTGGTGTGCATGACCTTTGATGTGAACGCATGGCTTGCCAAACGGCTTCAAGCGGCTGGTATCACTTGCCCTGCCTGCGAAGAGCCGCTGTCTCCGGATGAAGTCAAGCGCCAGCAGGCGCAGAGCACTGTATACATCACATGGCGGCAGCTGGGCATTGAACCGCGCTATGCAAGCGGGGAACTGTACGCTGTGTGCTACACGATGGAAATGTCCATCTGGATTCCGCGCGCCGGTACGAAGGAACAAACGGCAGCGTGGAGACAGCTCCGTCACGCGCTGATGTTTGCCTTCGATGTGCAGTGCGATTTGGAGGAGCATGTCACCGGCATCACACACGCACAGGCGCAGGAAGGCGTCTGGGTGGACACGGTGAAGCGCAGGGTGTACACGCAGAGCATCAGTGTGATTTGGCATACAGGAGGCTGAAAATGCGCTACTCATGCAAGGGTGACAGCAGTCAGCGGCAGCTGAATCTTTCGGCGGCGGCTTCGCCGGATGTGCTGCGCAGTGCGGCAGAAGCGGGCGCAGAGATTGTGCGCATGGCCGTACAGGGGCAGATTTCTTCGCAAGCGAAGAACCCGACAGGCAAGCTGCTTTCGTCTATTACCTACCGCTCATGGAGCAATGAAACATCATCCGGTGCAATGCTTGGTTGGGCAAAGATTGCCGTAGCGCGCGCTGGTTATCGCAATCACGGCCGAAACCGTTCAGTCCGTACAACGGACGACTATGGTCGTATCTTGGAGTATTCGTCGAAGCGCGTTCTGCGGCACTTTGAGCCGGGTTTTGAAGAAAGCGAAGAAGCGGCACTGAGCGCGATGGAACAGCGTATTGACAGCGCCATTGCATCGGCGCTTGGTGAAGCGGGAATGTAAGCCGCAATGCGGCAGAAAGGGAAAACAATGGCAACGACACGCATCAAACCGCCTTATGAGTTGACGGTTTACGACTTCTTTGTGCATTTCGATGCGGATGACAATGGCAACGAGGCGCTGGACTTGCAGCTTCCGGTTGTCAAGTCTATCGGTGTTAAGCCGAGCGAACAGAAGCAGACGATTCATGCGTCGGGTGTCATCTATGATACGGTCAGCACGGTTACTGAACCGACGCTGAGCCTGACCAGTGTGGCACTGCCGCGCGAGTTCACCGACCGTGCGGACGGCGCGGTGAAGAAGGGATGCGCTGCGGCGGATGTTGCACAGCCTATCAAGCAGACGTTCGCTTGCGGGTACTGGTGCGGCAATAGTGACGGCAGCAAGACGTACTACTATCATCCGCAGTGCAAGCTCTCTTACAGCGACGATGAGACCCACCAGACGCGCACCAATACGCCGGTTGACCCGTCTGTGGGGCGCACGGTGGACATCATGCCGACGGATGAAGGCATCTGGCGTGTGCGCTATTACACGAACGGCGTAACGAAGCCGCTGACGCCGCAGGAGTTCTTTGAGAAGCAGCCGAATACGCTGGAAAAGGTTATGGCGCTGGACGGCGCGGAATCGGCAAAATAAGATGAATGGAGCGGCAGCCTTTCGGGACTGCTGCTCCATTTTGCAATGAATAGGAGGAAAAGCATGGATAGTGTGCAGTTTGCGACGGCATATGTGCCGACGGAGATTGAAGTAGCCGGGGCGCATGTGCGCCTGTTCTTCACGCTTCAGGCGGCGATGAAGATGGAAGCAAGCCTGAAACGCCCGTACTTGGAAACAGTGCTGATGATGCTGCAAGCAGAGGCTGATAATGGCAAGCCGCAGTCGCTGCCACTTTCGGAGCAGGCGGAAATTGTCCGTATTCTGATGGAAGAAGCAGGTCAGAGCATTTCGGCGAAGACGCTGATGTCGCTGGATATGCGGGAATTTGCGCTGCTGGCGCGGGCGGCGCAGGTGGAGATTGTCGGCAAAATGCCGCGCAGTGCGCAAAAAAAAACGACGCCGGTGAATGGCGCTGGGAAATGATTCTGCTGGCGGCGAAGAGGGTGCTTGGGCTGACAGTGGATGAATTTTGGCACTTGACACCGACTGTGTTTCATGCACTGCTGGAAGAAACGATCGGTGAAAATGGGCAAGCGCCGCGCAAAGTGCAATTCGCAGACGAAATTGGCTGGTAAGAAGGTGAGAAGATGTCAATCAGGGTAAGCGGCATTACGCTGCGCGTGGAAGGTGCAGAGCAGTTTGCGAGCCAGCTGGACACGGCGAACAAGGCAATGCGCCGGAACGCGGCGGAAATGAAATTGCTGGAAGCGACATATGCCAATTCCAAAAACAGCGACTACTTTGGCAAGCAGTCGGAACTGCTGACGAAGCAGCTGGAGGAGCAGCGCAAGAAAACCGCGACGCTCCAACAGGCGCGGGATGCCTATGCACAGACGCCCGGTGCGGATGCAAGCAAGCTGGAACAGCTGGATTTGAAAATCCTGAAATCGCAGACGGATGAAGCGAAGCTGACGGCGGAAATTCAGAAATGCAATGCGGCGATGCAGAAGGCGCAGGAACAGCAGCAGGCGCTGGGGGATGCGACGGAGGAAACGGGACAGGCGGCGGATGATGCAGCATCCGCACAGGCAAATCTGGCGGAATCAACCAGTGAAGCCGGAAACCAGCAGCGCAGTGCGGCGGAAAATGCGAAGCACTACGGTGAGGCACTGGACAAGCTGGCGAAAGGCGCGACGCAGGCGGGCAAGGCGCTGACGAAGGTGCTGACGCTGCCGATTGTCGGCATGGGAACAGCAAGCGTCAAATACGGCATGGAGCTGGAAGATGCGGTCTATGAGGTGGCGACGCTTCCGGGTGTGCTGAGCGGCACGCAGGAGCAGCGGCAGCAGCAGATTCGAGACTTGACGGATGAGCTGATAGATGCCAGCAATGATGCGCACACAGCGGCGACGGAGCTGGCAAGCGCGACCTATGATGCCATCAGCGCAGGTGTTGCGCCGGAGGATGCGGCGTACTGGGCAGAGCGGGCGGCTATGGCGGGCAAGGCAGGTCGCTCGGACGCTTCGACGGTCATCAATGGCGCGTCCTCCATCTACAATGCGTGGGGTGAGAAAGCGAGCGGCGGTCTGGATCACATTCTGGACAGCATGATAACGGCGCAGAACTTGGGCAAAACGACGGTCGGCGAGCTGTCCTCGCAGATTGGTCAGGTGTCCGGTCTTGCGCCGCAGTTGAGCTTGTCGATGGAGGAAGTGCTGTCGAGTGTCGCGGCGCTGACGGCAGGCGGCTTGTCTACTTCCAGTGCCATCACGGGCTTGCGCGGTGTGTTGTCTGCTGTTATCAAGCCGACATCTGAAGCGGCAGAAATGGCAAAGGAACTGGGCATCGACTTTTCTGCGGCCGGACTGAAAGCGAAAGGGTTCACCGGCTTCTTGGCGGAAATCGCTTCGGTGACAGAAGGCGATTCGGAGAAGCTGGGCAAGCTGTTCGGCAGCGTCGAAGGCTTGAACGCCGTCATGATGCTTGGCACAACGGCGGCGGACAAGTATCACAGCATTTTGGCGGAAATGACCAGTGCATCCGGCACACTGGATGCAGCGTTTGAGACGCGCGTCTCCAGCCGATCGGCACAGCTGGAAGGTGCGATGAACCGACTCAAAAATACCGGTGTGGAGCTTGCACAGAATCTGTATCCGGCGGTCGATGCTGTTACGAACGCGATTGGCGGCGTCGCGGATTATGTTGGACAGCTGGACGCAGGCACACAGCAGACAATCGTGAATCTGGGACTGATGGCGGCGGCACTCGGCCCGACGCTGACGGGCATCGGGAAAATGATTACGGCAGGCAAGGTGCTGGCGAGCGTCATGACCGGCCCGTTTGGCTGGGCTGCGGCGGGTGTAGCGCTGATCGGCGGCGGACTGACGCTTGCCATCAAGGCAGCCGGGGCAGAAGCGGAAGAGTTTCGCAACCGCGCGGACGCATTTGAACTGGATTTTGAAGCACCGGATGCCGTGTCGATGCAGGAAGCGATTCAGAAGAACCTCGACCAAATCAATCTGGAGTACAAGAATGGAATTAAGCTGACCAGCAACGTCTGGACGGACATCGGAAAACAGGTTCAGGAAGCGTTCGATTCGGCGGTGGCGGACGGGAAAATTGATGCCTCGGAGTATGCGGATCTGTCCGTCAAGGTCGGTGTACGCATCATGGCAGAAGCAAATGACGGCGCAACCAGCGACGACGTGGGTGTCCGGGAAGTCGCTACGCAGTTGCAGAACGCAGTAGCGGATTATAACGCGCTGCTTCAAACGGTGTACCGCAAAGGTAATTCTGCGACGGATGAAGAACTAAACGCGCTTCAGGCGGCGCTGGATCGCGTGATGGCACTGCGCAACCAGATGATGGGGCTGGAAGCCGAAACGGAGAGCTTGGAGGCATCCACCTACAAGTCGTATTTCGACCTTGTAGCAAGCGGTCACGGTTCGGAGGAGGCTGTCGCATCGGCTGCGGCATATGCAATTGGCGTTTACCAGCAGAAGATGGCGGAAATTGAAGCCCAGCGTAAAGCTGAAATTGCAATTTCGGACGAACGTCAGGCTGAGGCACGCGAAGCAGGTGCAAGTGACGAGGAGCTGACGGCGTATGATGCGGCACTGGCTGAACGGCAGACGGAACTGAATACAGCGGAGAATGAAGTGAATGCGCAATTTCAGGCGGATGTGGCGGCTATTCTGGAAGGAATGGCTAAACAGAACCCGGAAGCGTGGCAGTATATTCAGACCGGCGGCGAGCAAATCCGACTTCTGTCCTCTATGCAGGCAGCTATGCAGGCTGACTCGATGAATTTCGCAGAAAATTGGCTGCGAGACAATATGACACCGGAGCTGCTGACCACTTATGCCTCCTACGGCGAAAAGTATGGATTGAACTGGTGGAATGACCCGGAGCAGGTGAGAAAATATGCGGCTGACCCTTCGCAAATGTCTGGATTTGACCTCGGCAACACATACAGAGCGTTAAACGAAGGTATACGCGAAGCGCACGCATCGTGGCTTGAACAGGATGCACAGGAAGGCATGGACGCTATCAATGGCGTTATGGCATCCCTGCTTGAAAACGGATTCTCGCTGGACAGCATCGACGCATCCTCTGCCACCGGCGTTCTTGCTGACTACATGCGCCTGATGCTCTTTGCAGACAACGGGGTCGATGCGCTTGGCTCGGACGCGATGGAAGCCATCGGCAGCGGCATCACAGAGAGTTCGCAGGGGCTGCAGGAAACGACGCAGGATGCGGTTGCGCCGGTACAGGAAACGCTGGATGACCTGTCGAACCAGGAGAAAACAGGCAAGGCGGTCGGTGTGTCGCTGGCGGCGGGCATTCTGTCCTCGAAGCGAATGACGCAGCAGGCTGCCGCGGAAATCCGCGATGCGGTCAACAGCACACTGGCGGGCATCGGCTTCAGCGGGACGCTGACGCTGCCGGGCACGGGGCTGATTCAGCGCAGCGGGCTTCTTCCGTCAACGACCTATGTGGGCGGCAATACGGACTTCTCCACCAACGTGGTCATCCGCAGCGCGAACTTCCAGAGCCAGACGACACCCAGAGTGTTCGCGGAACAGGTGTCGGCGCTCAACCGGGCGAAGCTGGCGGGGTATGGCGTAACATAAGAAAAGAGGGGCGGCATTCCGTCCCTCCGGTGATTAGCTTGCCTGCTCTGCAATCAGCATTTCTTTGAGCCGCCCGGTGCTTTCGATGATTTCGAGAAGCAAAGCGTCGTCGATGCGGTCGGTTTTCGATTGGAAGTTGCTGCGCTGGCAGATGATGTTCAGTGCCTCACCAATCAGGTCAACCTCTTGGAGAATCTGCTTCGTATCCATCATGAAAAATACCCTCCTATATTCGCAAAATCTTGACTTTTTGCGTCCGGGATGGTATGATGGAAAAGGATTTCATACCGTCCTCGGACGCGTTGAGATTACGGGATAACGTGGCTGTTTTGTTTGTGAGACGTGGCAGTCGCGTTATTTTTTTGTCTCAGCGTAAAGCCTTTCAATCCCCATGCGAAAAACTTCTGGTATATTTGTTCCGAAATGCTGTGCAAGCTCTTCGAGTTTTTTCGCGTCTTCTTCGTTCATACGGATGCAATAGCGTTTCGTCTTGGGATTTTCGACTTTTGGCCGCCCTGTTCGTGGACTCATTCAATCACCTCCCGTGTGCCACAACGTCATTATAATAAATGTCGGCTCAAAAGTCAATAGAAGCCACGAATTTTTGCTGACATTTATTCAAAGACCTCTTGACAATGGTGTAACACCATGCTATAATAGAATCATCAAACAGGAAAGGAGGGAAAGCCAATGAGCCGCAAGCAGCAGAAACGCCGCAGCGAGAACGCCACTTCCACAAAGCTGGTTCTCGCTACGGCGCTGGTGAATCTGGTCGCCGCCGTTGTGAAGCTGATTTCTGAGCTTCTCAATCGGTAACAGATTCGCCGGGGGGGTGGGGGGGGGGCGGGGGGCCCGCCCGGCCCCCGGCCCCTCTC